AGCAGTCAAGACTGCATTGTTGTTGTTAAGAGCGGTAGTTGCAGTAGTTTCATTCTGCAAGTTAGCGAAATTTGTCAATGCAATCTTGTCCGACATTTAGATGTATACCGTATAAGCCTCAGAACCACTGGTCACATTAGTAAGACGAATGAAAACGAAGCGAGAAGAATTAATTGCAATCACACGCGCAGTGGACGGTTGATTTGCATCAAACGATCCACCTGAGCCTGCGGCTACAGTAATAGTATTAGCAGCACTGCCGTTACCCAAGTAAACCTGGATAACATCCCCGACAACTGCTCCTGCAGAGATAGAATTAATACCAGATACGATATTTGCAGCCGTATCTAGCGTTGACGTATTTCCAGCAGAAGGTGCTTGAACAATGAAGCCAGTCAGAAGATTGGCAATAGTAAGCGTTGAAGTAGCTCCTGGAGTAGTACTAACCGGGGTACCGGAACCGGTAATCCAATTAGTTCCAAGAGGGTTAAGAGCAATAGTGCCGCCAGAAGGCAGGGTAATTGCGTTTAGATTAGCCCGGGTACGAGAGTTAGACACAACCTCGTCGTTCCCTGCCATGTTAGCGATCCGGGCGTAGTCTACACCACCGTAAGGCATATATTATTTCCTTTAATTGGGGTAGCCCCCTTACGGGGGCACCCTGATTACAAACCCATATTAATAGGGGATGTTTCCGTAGATTGTGTAACGAACACGAAGCTTGATAAGTCCGTTAGTAAACGTACCTGCAGCGATAGTGCTAATCCACGCGCTCGTGGGGAGCGGTGTAATAGCATTAGTCACCAGAGGCATACTAATACCAACCCAGGATCCATTACCAGCAACCGCAGCAGCGGGAGCTTCCCACGCAAAACCCTGTGTTGCAGAGTTTGTAGTGTAGGTGGTTCTCTGCCCTGCCGTAGTGAAACGAGCAATAGGCTGAGCCTTAAGGATCTGGTCTCCTGCAGTACCACCGTTAGGCGTAACCTGAACGAAGGAAGAGTTAGGAGTTCCGGGTGAAGTAGTAACGAGACCGACCGTGATGCTCGTTCCGCCGGTTGCACCAATCAAAGTTTCAGTAGTAACCTCTTCCAATTGGATCTGAGGATTGCTGAGAGTGATTGTAGTGCCGCCCGTATTAGGGGCAGTCAACTGCAACGGCAGTAGAGTGGTGAGCGATTGGATACCTGCAGCAGCCGCCGTAGTAGTTCCGGAGAACGTAGTCGGGGGAGCAGCTACCGGCTGTCCAGACGTAGTCAACTGGAAAGGCACGAGAGGAATGTATTGCTCAATCTCTCGGGTCTCACCATAGATGAGGTAATCACCACCAATTTCGGGGACGGCTTTCTGCGTACCATACTGCAGATAAAGACCGTCTTGATTATACCATGTACCTGATACCATATTATTATTCTCCCTTTATTAAGTCGGAACGACTGAAGTGTTGGTGAGAACAGTAACGAAGTTTTCAGGACGATAGAGCTTGAAGCCCCATTCGGCAATCGTCAGATACTCTTCTTGCTGGAGATCTTTATTGAACTCCGAGTAGACAGTAGGCATCTGGCGGAAAGCACCAACCCATGGCATCGTGTCACCGGGCGCTGCGGAGAAGAAGTAGTTCGCCACACCGTTAGTTACCACGTTACCAGAGATTGTCTCTGAAGCAATCGAAGGCAGATAGTTGGACACGTAGATGTCAAAGCCGTACAGATTGTAACGGAATTTGAAACCAGTGACCGCACCGTCCATGATCACCTTATCCCACATGGGCATCGGAGAGAGCAAGCTGACGGTATTAGCCTGAGTTTGCAGCGTATATGCCACGGAGGGATCGACAATTGCGATCAGGTTCGTCAGAGGAACGTTAGCCTTTGTGAGGGCATAATGTGCTCTAGCGAAATCCTGGAAAGCAAGTGCGCCACCGAGACCCGAACCAACCCACCGGTGGTCCGCTGTATTAATTGCGTTAACTGAACCTGCTGTTTGACCTGCATTACCTTTTGCGAGGATGTTTGACTCGACTGCTTCCATAAGAGCCCGATGTTCACGGGGTACGAAGGCTGCGATCACATCCGCCGAATAGAAGGAGTCACGCTTGAACTTTTCAGAGATTGCGTTAGCAGAATACTTGTAGTTATCGAAGGTAAAGGTGAAGTTACCAGTATCCATCGAATTGTACTTGATTGCTTGACCTTCCGTAAAGTCAGCAGTTTCTGCTTCACCAATGCTCGGAATGTTAAGAGTAACACCGTCTGGGAAGTCGGAGATAATACGGACAAACTTCATAGCGTTCAGTTCATCGAGCAATAGTTCCTTGATCTGGCGAGACCAAAGATTGGTACGCAAGAGAAAAGGAGTATTGCCAGTAATGAAACCAGCCATTTATTTATCCTTGTTAGTTGTTATGAGCCGTCTCCATAAATTCTAAAATCTCCATCTTCGAATTCTTTACCGAGGGCAGAGTGTTGATTATGCATTTCAACGGCTATTTTGGGATCGTAATAGAGCTTAGGATTAGTCTTCTTCAATTCCTGGTAATATGACCACGTCTTTCTTTTAGCCCCGGTCGGTGCAAACGTGCCACTATTGGAACGAGGAGGAGTCTGAAAGAGATCAGGTACAACTTGTTCGTCAAGTCCTAGAGTCTTAAGAAGAGCCTTAGGAGATTTCTTAGCGAACTCGTTAACCATATCTTTAGACAATCCTAGATCGTCTATCTGTTGATTAAGGGTAGTCTGGTAATTAGCACCATACTTTTCCTTAAGTTTATTCATCACAAAGTTAAAGTTCTGTGTCTCTGTCTTTACAGCTTCATGTTGCTGTATTGATTTAGAAACCAAATCTTCAATCTTCTGTGTGTCTATTACGGGCTTTGTCTCGACTTCTTTCGCTTGGGTGTTTTCGCTACTTGTGGTCTTTTGGAGTTCAAGGAGTTGGTTAATCCTTTCGTCCAAACTTGCCCTAGCCTTATTTTCTTCCATTACCCTGAGATAGTCCGCTCTGAGTTGGTCGTCTCTACGGTTCAAAGTATTGATATACTCATCGGCTAAATACTTACCTTTTGCTAGATCTTCAGGAGTTTTAAATTTCTTATCTTCTCCTACGAGTTCTTGCAAATAGTTCTTATTGGGGTCAATCTGAGGTTGGGTCACCTCTGCAAACAAATCGGTCATTTATATTCTTTCTGTTGGTCCAGATCTATTAGTGTTTTAATTCTGCGTATATACGCTCTACAACCATTCTGAAATGCCTGTCGATATGCCCAATTGGGACTATCGTATATCGCTATGTTACTTTCATCCCGGTCGAGGGACTTCTCGTATTCTGTAAGAATATCTTTAAGACGATCTAGAGTTCGTTTAGAACCCATAACTGATTGCTTAAAGTTTTCTTTCTCTTCTGGATCTTCGATATGTCGTGTCCAGTCTATGTACATTAACGTCTATTTCCTTTGGTCTGAGGATTAGGTTGAGGAGGTTGAGCTGCGCTACCTGCAGGCTGTCCTTGCGGACCAACGTCATAGTCTTCACCTTGGCCAGTAGCAGTGCCCATTTGTTTATGCAGCATTTCTTGTAGAGCTTGAACTTGCTGCTGTCCTTCTGCTTGCTCTGCTAGAGCGACGAACGGAACCATTACTTCATAGTCTGATAGGTCAAATGCATCTTCAAACATCTTGGCAAGTTTAACACCAGAGAAGTGTGGTTGCACTGTTTGCCACATAGGAGACTGTGTTAGTTGAGTAAGATTCTGTACTAACTCCGCCTTCTCAGCAAAGTGTCTTGCAGCGACAGGTTTAATTCTACCTACCCCAGTGATGTCCTCAACACTAAGATCCTGGAATGTAGCAATCTTAAATTGATCATCGAAGACTTTGATGGTGGTGGTTCCAACCATGTTTCTCCGAGCCATTTCAAGCATAGCGTTCATAATCGGCTCAACCATTTGTTCTTCAAATTGATTGATCTTGTTAGAGTAGATACGTGAAGAAGCGTTCTCTAGACGTTGAACTTCGTATTTAGTTTTCTCACCGGGAGATCTAAAGCCCATTGCTTCCTTAGGAGCACCGGTCATTTCTTCCATAAGAGCCATCTTTTCTTTAAGCTCGTTATCTAGATTAAGAACACTTGTATCTGGTGTGACTAGATCTACGTCACCTTCTTCCGATACAAATATCTTCTCTCCAGGTTGCCATACGTATTCTTCAACGAAACCTTTAATCTTTTGAACTGGGTAAGTAACCAAATCAACAATGTCAGCACGCATGTTTTCGACATGATCCAAACGATACTGCATACCAAGAATATTATCGAAAGGACCCATACCCCAGAGGTTATCCTGTTTCTTTCTCCAAGGAACATGGAATATAGGTGGGTAACCAAAGAAGCTAGGATTGGCTTTATTTCCAACCAACTTATGTCTATCGACAACAGTGATTACTCTATTCTTTTCAAAGGTATCGTTTATGTAGTCGAACCAGTCACCGTAGAAAGTAAGGACTTCTACGAAATCAGATAGTAAGTATGCCCGAAAGGAAGTGAATCCATCCATCTCGTAAAGTCTGTCTCGTTGAGTCCAGTCTCCTTCGAAAGTTCTGGCGTGGAACCTAATATTCTTAAGATACTCATAGAGATCTTCATACTCTTGTTGATTTTCATTGTTAGACATACGTTGCAGATATTCTCTCAATTCACCCATTGAGATCACTGAACGAATGATCTTTGGGGAAGACAAGAAATTCTCTGCAGTGGGGTTCATGACTATATCCAGTGGAGATATACGTCTTACTGCTGGACCTATGAAACCTGCTTGAGTCTTGGTATTAGTTTGGACTCTTTGATCAACCCACTCTACAGTAGCGAAGCAATTACCATAATCGAGATAGTCAAGAATAATCTTATCCATCTCATGCTTGAAGGATGGCTGGTCAATGCACCAAGCCATGTAGTTGATTATAGAGTCTCTCTTTTGAACGGAATTGGCGTCACGTTCATTAGCTTCCCACTCGAGCCATTTACGCTTAGGGAATAACGTGGCGGTATAATTGGAGTAGAGGTTATCCCCGATTTGACAGAGCTTGGGGATTGTGGTCTTATTCTTCCACGGGAGTTGTGCGTTAGTTGTATAGGTGGTATCTGTCGCATAGCGATATCTACGTATCTCCTCCCAATCAGTCTTCTTATTTCGACGTAAGTTCTCCCACTCTTGCCAACGCTCAGTGAGCCTGGTTGCGAGTAGGTCAGGACTTATTACGTTAAGTAGTTCTAAAGCTCGGCCGGTCAATTAGGCAACGCCCCCCCATCTGGGATTAAAGGTAAATTCAGATAATTTTGATTTCATTTGTCTATAGATGTTTAAAGGGGACTTACCTTGTGCAAAATCAATAGCAGAAGCTAGAGCATCCTTGATATCATCATGAGGAGGATTCTGGTAGATAAGCTCTTCCTCTAGAGCTTGTATGTTACCACCTTGGTAGTGCCAGATCTGATGATTAGCATACTTAGGTTCTAAGGTGGCTAGGATACGTTCTTCTTTAGAGCCTTGCCATCTTGAGGGTCTGTACTCGTCTACCGACAAAGACAACCCATAAGGTTTAATGTAGTTTTCTTTTAGATCTCTTACGATTACGGCTTGAGCTACAGATACTTCAGCTCTGATCTGTCTGAAGCCCCACTTCTCGTACATCTTTAGAATATGTTGGAAGTATTCAGATATCTTATCAGTCTTGAAGCGATCTATGTCTAGAACATAATAATTGCCATGACCATCAAGCCCAAGAACAACAATAGAAGTAGCATCTGACTTCTTACCAGTTGAATACGCAAAGTCCACAGACGCCACCACATTGACGGGTTGCCCTTTAAAGGACCAACGTCCATCTTTCTTGCTAAGAAAGGATTGTTCGTAGTATTGAAAGAGTTCTC